CCTTGATTGAAGATAGTATCAACTACTGCCTCAACTTTCTTTGCTGTAGAGATACCTACATTAGAGTAAACAGGAACACATACAAGACCAAATACTTTGTCATCTGCACCCTTACGAATTACTCTACCGATTGTCTGACTGATACCTATGTAGTCCATATTACGCATAAACAAAACTGCTTCAAGACCATTGACATTGATACCCTCAGATAGGATACTGTGATGTAGAACTACGAACCTTTTGTTGTAGTCTCTACCCCACGCATTAAGTGTATCAAAAAACTCCTCTCTTGTCACCTTCTCACCATCAATCATCGCACCTGTCTTTGATGTAATCATCATCCAACTGTAACCTCTGTGAGCAAGTTCAGTTACAAACTCTGTCCTTGAGATAAGACTTACAATCTGCTTGGTTGACTTTGCACATATCAATACTTTGTCCTTGCGAATGTTATCAATCGCATTGACCATTTGCTCACAATCTCTGTCAGCAACTAACTCATCTTTCTTGAGTATTCTTGAACGATACACCTCAACTTTAGGTGGTAGTATGTAACCCGCCCTCACAAGAGTTGGAGCAGGGATTTGACATATCACTTTACCATATACATCCTTATCGTTCATACCCGCCTTGAAGACTGTCTTACTGTGCTTTGGTGTTGCTGTGAAGTAGTAGCAACGATGAGCATTATTTGAGAAGTATTCAGTCGCAGGGAAAAAGTTTCTCTGTACTGAATTGTGTGCTTCATCAAAGTAGATAGTGTCAACATCAACACCACTCTCTTGTATTCTGTGAAGTGAATGATATGTAGTAAACATCATCTTGTGACCAGTACAACTCTCAACAAACTCCTGTATCTCAAGAGGTTTTGTAGTATTGTACATACCCTTGACTTTACCACTATGAACGTGCATATAAGAGAATGATGTATTGAAATTAATATCAAGTATCTCAATAAACTCTCTACCTAACTGCTCTGCAAGAAGTATGCGAGGAGCAACTACAACAAAGGTTTTCTCATAGTCACAATCAGTAATCTCACGAATGACATCGTGTATCATACACATCGTCTTACCACCACCAGTAGGAACAATGACCTGTCCTAAGTCATTGTCCTCCATTGCCTGTAGTGCTTCTGTTTGATGGGGTCTAAGTTGCATAATTTCCTTTCGATACATATATGATAGCATCCTACAGCACTTGTTCAAGTGGTGATGTGACAGATTGTATTCTGTCTTTAATAATCTTACAATACTCTTCTGATAGTTCAACCCCCATCGAATTATATCCAAGTTCTTTCGCTGCGATGAGAGTTGTTCCTGACCCTGCAAATGGGTCAAATACAGTTCCCCCTTTGGGTGTGATGAGTTTGATTAGATACTTCATCAACTCTAGGTTCTTGACAGTCGGGTGGTCATTTTCAATCGTTCGATTATGTGTTCTCTCTTTAACTGAACTCTTTGTCGAATAAAAGAACCGACTCGCAGTTCCTTCATCACAATAGGTAGTATCACCAATGTAACCACCTCCACCAAAGACACCACCACCATATTGTCTTCCCTGATAATCCTCTACACCATAGTTTCTCGACCAACCATTCCCACGCTCACCAAATCTTGCAAACTCATTCTCGACCTCTTCACTTCCATCGTGTAATACATTCCCTGCCCATCTACCTGACTCCAATCTCGACTCTTCGATATTGATACCACCCACTCCATGTTTCTGACAGTTCTTCACGATTGTCTTCTCTGAGATAGGTTTCTGTGCTAACAGTATCGGTTCATAGCAAGGTTTCAGTCCAGTTCCCCATCCTTCCCACTTCGGGTCTTTCTTACCGATGTTCTGACTCTTCGGCATACCTTGACCATATAACCACATCAAGACATCTTTAATCCTCAGTCCTGAGTCCTCAACAGCACAAGTGAGTCGATGAAAGGTCTTCGATGCACCAAAGATAAGCAAGTGTCCACCTGGTTTGAGTGTCTTTGCAATCGACTCCCAAGTTCCACTCTTAAATGCCACACAATTCTGGTAAGTATCCCAACTGTTACCAAGATACTCAATTCCGTAGGGTGGGTCTGTGACTATCGAATCATACTGTTCTTTACAATTATCTGAATATCTTACACAATCGTCTTGTATATACTTACAATCGACCATTCATACCTCATACTTTCTCCCCATTATAGCACAAAAACCCTCCTCTTGCAAGTCGGGTCTTAAAAATTCTTATAGCTTCACGAACAACCATACCAAAGGTATGTATAGTTTTTCATATTTCAACCTCAGTTTCTAATTTCACATCTATGAATAAAAATTCCATCGTCTTATCACTATTATTAAATGCGGAATGTATATTATCCATTACATGATATACTTGTGTCACACCATTTTCCCAATAAACATTCTCTCCATTCCATACCATATAAAAATCTTTTGTGACATCTAATGGTATCTGTACTCTTTTATATCTGTCACTATAAACGTCAGGGTCTTTGTGTGGTTTGAGTATAGTTCCACCACTAAATCTTGAATATACTGCATATAATATCTCATCATTCTTCATAATATTATAAACACTTTCAGTCATCAAACTCTTACGGATATTAATATTTTTACGAATATACTTTAATCCACAAATGTATATGTCTTTATTGGAATATCCTACTGTGGTAGGTGCTTTTTTAAGTGGAAACTTCGACTGACTTGCCCACTTATATAATTCTTTTAGATTATCTTTGGTCAACATTATCTTACAAAAAATCCAAGAACTCCATCATTCAAGTTTATTTTATATTCTCTAGGATATGTAACTTCAGAGAACTCATACCTCTTAAACTTCTTATCATTTACTATAGGGTTGCCATCAAAGCAAACTAGAAAACATCTGTGATTAGTTGGTATTGGTTTATCATAGATGCTATGTAAATCTAGTATCTTTTCATCTTCTTTAATTAATCTACCTTCCCAGTTGTGTTCATCAAATCTATTAAATCCTATGAGAAAGAAATCTTCCTGTGCCTCAAATACCACATTATGTTTTTGATATTCTCGAACATCATAGAAATTACCTTTCTCGAACGTAATATAGTTTGAGTCAAATATCTTTGCAAACTTACCTACACCATAGATTACATATTGGAATATTGTTTTTCTTTCTATCGGGTCTTCTGCAAGAACATATCCTTTCTTTCCAATATTCACACATATACCAAAATCATTACAATTACGAAAGTATCTCTTGCACGTTGTCATAAAATAATCTCCCGCATCAAACCCATATCCTCATAGGATATCTTTACTATTTTACCAACTAATCCATCAATGTCAAGTCCATCAACAATCTCATTAGTTTGGTTCTCATCTAATATTTTTTCATCTCTAAATTGTTTAATTGCCTGATCAGTCGCTACACTACGAATACTTTCTTGTAAATTATATGTCGAACTGAAATCTAGTTGACGATATTCTACACGAACTGTTGGGTATTCATCTATAGGTTTAGATGAATTTTGACAGCAAGATTTAATCTCGATTGATTTATCGTCTGGGTTATGTTTTGTCACTTTAAAAATAATATTAACTGGAATCATGTAGGGTTCGTGTTAGTTTTTGTTCGACCTATAATTGCGTTGCCTGAAATACTTGGTGCTGAACCTGAAGTGATAATTGCAAATCCATTATTTCCTCCTTGACCACCACTTCCACCACCACTATTACCACCATTTGGTGCTTTGGCAGCGTTAGCATCAATATTTGGTCCTCCTCCTGTTCCACCAGCACCAGATTCTGATCCACCAGCACCAGAAGTTCCAGCAACTGTGTTAGTACCATTACCGCCAGCACCACCGTTAAAATTATTTCCTCCTGTTCCGCCAGGTCCTCCCTGTCCAATAGGTCGACCTGCTCCTCCACCACCGCCACCACCTGACTGTGTTCTAAATACTGATGATTTTTTACCTGCTGATACGCTTCTTCCACGACCTGCACCACCACCGCCACCACCATATCCACTTTGGATTCTACCATTATTTGTGATGGTTGTTCCTGCGAATGTAATACCTAAAGCACTTGACCCCTCTGTACCTGGTTCTCCATTAGTGTTACCACCATTACCACCTCTTCCACCAGTACCACCAGATCCAAATATTTTTCCTGATGTGCCTGTTCTTATATTAAGTGTAGTATTACTATCCCAATTACCTGTCTTAAGTGCAACATTGAACCTAGAGTTTGTATTAGAACCAATCTGCTTATTAACGTAAACAGTTACCTTTTTTCCTGATGTATTTGCTGGTTTAGAAGCATATCCACCTATGACTGACACATTATTACTGTTAAATCTGGTCTTTGCATTTTGACGGGTTTCAGCTCCACCAGTATGAAAATCAACAACAATATTTAAACTTTTCCCGTAGAAATCAGAAAATTTAATCGGACCAGAAGATGGAATACCTGTATCAAGACTTGATACTGAAAATCCACCACCAAAATCTTGTGGGTAACTTTGATTACCTGATCTTATTCTATATCCACCTAATGAACTTGTATCATTATCACCAAACTCACCGCTTATCTGTGAGAATGATAATGGATTACCTGATGATGGTAAAGTCATATCTATATCTTTTTTTATTATTTAGTATTTTTTCCAATATTTGTTGTCTATGTATCCTGTTGAATAATGAAGTTGATCCTCTTTGAGAATAAGTGACATATCACCTACAATTCCAAGTCTTTCACCTTGAAACTCACCACCTAAAAATCGAGTATGATGTGATAAGGAACTTGGGAATAAAATTAAATGACCCTCTATTGGTTGCATATAAAATGCAGGGGAGTTAAGTGCATTAAAATTATTTACGATATTTCTTTCAGGTTCATCTGTGTCCTCTGCGTTCATTGCTTGAAATAAATCATTCTTACTACAAGTATTAGAAAATTCTACAGCGTGAGAATTAGATGGTGTTGACAAATAATAAACAAATGATATATGACTTGTCGAATGTATATGCCATCTTATTTCATTATCAGACCTTCTTGCTCTTGATAACCAAGACTTTGTTATAACATAATTAAAAATATCCTTGTATTCTAAAACCTCGCACACATATTTCTTTGCGTGTATGGCAATCTCGTTGAAGAGTGTATCTAAACTATCCTCTAAGTGAATAAATGGTTTACCTAGATTTTCACTTACAGTATTGTCTATATCAGTTTCCTCATAATCATATCGAGGATATACTTTATAGAACTCTTCCTTATATTTTTCGTGATCAAGCATTTTCCCCACGTACAATGTAGTGGGAAAGATATTAAATGTCTCAAATGTCATAATAATATATTACACAATCATTTAATGTAAGTCAACCCAAGCTCCTCCTGAACGAACCTGAAGTTTTCCGTTTCCACCACCTGCTGATGTATTATAAATGACAGCACCATTTGTAACTCCCACCAAGTTATCTCTTTGAGTTTGAGTAACTTGAGGTGGATACATATACATTCTATTTGCAAATGCACCTGTGCCATCTTGTCCAGCGTTCTTAAAGTCAACAGCAGCAGTTGGTGTTGTTACTCCTACACCAAGACCAGACAATGTAAGTTTCTTCGTATCAGCAACAATATCTACATCACTATGAAGAATATCAGTTCCTAAACCAACAACACCATCTTCAGATATTAAAACTCTAGTTGATAATAATCCTGAACCACCAAAGAAATCAAATGGTAGATTACCAGTATTATCAGTCTTAATACCAATACCAGCAAAGTTATTATTTGGGTCAGTTACTTTAATATTAAAGAATGTGGATACACCAGATGTTGCACTTACATTTCCAATCAATGTTGAAGTAAGTTGTGCACTGCTTAAGTTACCAAATGATGCACCACCAGTAACATTTAATGTGTTTGTAATTACTGTATCATCAACAGTAAAGTTACCAGCGACAAATCCATTTCCACCAACGTGTAAAGTTTCTGTTGGTTGAGTAACTCCGATACCAAGTGACCCGCCAATACCAGTTAGGGTCATCATTCTATTATTGTTCTTACCTTTATGCCAAATAAAGTCACCAGCAACAGCACCAGCATTATTTGCACTTAGATGGTAATTAAAGTTACCAGTATCATAGTTAACTATATCTAATGATGTGCTAGAACTATATGGGAAACCTGTTCCACCACCAAATCTGATTTCAGATGTATTTGATCTACCAGTTCCAACTTCCTTACCAACACTAATTGATGCAAGTCCACCTGTGCTTGTTACTTGTATCTCTGCATTACCTGTTTTTCTAACCTGAACATCAAATGCAGGTGTTTCAGTTGAACCAATGCCAAGTCCTGAAGTGACTGAGACATTAGAAACAGTCATTGGGTTTGCACTAATCGAACCAGTGAATGTTGAAACTCCAGTAACTAATAGATTTCTAGTTGTGGTTGTTCCAACAACAGCAATGCTTTGATCAAAAGTAGTAATACCTGCGACTGACACATTGTCGTCAATCGTTGTCAACCCATTTTGAGAGTCTAAGATAAGTCCACCTGCTACTGTATCAATTTCATTGTCTCCACCAACAGAAATTCTTACGTTACCTAATGTTGCACCCGTATTGAAGTCTGCTAATCCTGTAAATGCAGATGTACCTGTGACTTCAAGCTGGTCGTCAACTATAACTGTTCCACCAGCAGAATCAATCGTTAGATTACCAGTCGATGTGTCAATTTCATTGTCACCTGTAACTCCAATCTGAACATTATCAATATTTGCACCACCATTACCATCAATCAGTCCAGTAAATGTAGATACACCAGCAACTGAAACATTGTCAAAGTTAGCATGACCATCTACATCTAGTTCAGTAACTTTGAGATCTGCTGTTGTTGATACACCTGTTGAATTAATATTTCCTGTTACATTTCCAGTAAGATTTCCAGTTACATCACCTGTGACAGCACCAACGAAACTAGATGCTGTTACAATACCAGTTGCATTTATGTTACCAACAGAACTAATACCTACACCTTTTTCTCCAGCATCAACATTGTTACCAATTTGAAGGGTAGAACGGGGATCTTCGGTTCCCACCCCAACATTACCACCTGTGTTGTATATGCTAGTAAACCCTAGTCCTACATCTTTATCTTCCCATTGAGAAGTTGGCATACCTGATAAATTTCTAGCATCACCAAAGTATGTTACAATTCCTGTTCCCTGAGCTGTAATAATACCACTTACAATACTAACTCCTGCACCGATAACTTTAGATGGTTCTAACTCAGTTATAGTTAAAACTCCAACACTCATTGTGGATGCACTCGTGAATCCAGTTATCGTAACATTTCCCCTAACATCCAGCGACTCTGTTGGTATGGTAGTCCCGATGCCGACTAAGCCAGCAGCGGTTACTGCCAGATTGTCATCATCAACCTGCACACCGTTACGGAAATTAAAATTCTTCTTGATATTCGCCATCAGTTATTTTTTTAGTTATTTATTTGTTTTCAAGAGTATTAACTTTTGCAGTCAATTCTTTAACTGCTTCAATTAAAACTGGAATTAATCTATCATAACGAACTGCTTTTACACCATCACCTCTTGTAGTTGTAACTCCTGGTAATCCAAGTGCTTCAACTTCTTGTGCAAGAATACCTGTATCCTTAGTGCCATTATCATATGGTGCTAAGTCTGTCAATCCTACATTCCAAGTAAAGGTGTTACCACTTATCTTATTAATCATATCAAGTGCATTATCAATTGGTGTAATATCTTTCTTAAGTGTCACATCAGATGCACTAAATGCAACTATATCACCACCTGAATGAATGTTACCTTCAACTCCAAGTCCACCAGCAGTCAATATGAGAGCACCAGTATCCTTACTTGATGAATTAGTAGTGCTATCAATAGTTAATGAACCATCAATCTCAGCATTTGCTGTAATATGAACTTTATTATTTGATGAATCTAAAACTAAATCACCTGAAGTGGTATCAATCGTAGTTCCAGTTGCAACACCAAAACGTAAGTTACCTGCCCTTAAAGTTGATGCAGTCAATAATGTTCCATCAAATGTAAGATTGGCAGAAGTGGTTGTTGTATCTGTGGCATTATTAAATAGAACTCTATTCGCAGCACCAGATACATTGGTTGCTGTAGTTGCTGTTCCTGCATTACCCTCAATACCACTAGCAACATCTATTTTTGTAATGCTTAAAGTATCAGTCGCAGCATTATATGTCAATCCAGAGTCAGTTGCAACTGAAGTCATTGTTCCACTTGTTTGACCTGTAAGAACAATTCTTTGAGTGCCTGAAGAAGCACCTAATGCTGCACCTGTACCAGTTAATCCAGAACCATCTCCAAAGAAAGATGTAGCAGTTACAGATGTAATACCTGATATATTACTCTGACCATCAAATCCACCTGTTCCAATTATATCTCCACCGATAACAACACTCTTTCCAATACCAACACCACCATCAATAACTACAGAACCATTTGTTACAGCAGTTGAGTTAGTTGTATTTCTAAACCTAGCATCTTGTCCATTGATTTTTGCTTCAGATGTAAATGTTTTTGTATCATCTGATAATCTAACATCACTATTAAATGTAACAGGACCATCAAACTGAGATAGTATTTGTTTGGAACTACCACCTTCAACAAGTAGTCTTTCTTTAACAACAACCTCATCAAATACTCCACTCAATCTATTTGGATCTTCACCTGTAACTGTTGATGTAGGAATATCAAATGTCTTTTGTGTTCCACTAGCAGATTCAATCTTAGTGTTTCCAATGTAGAAATCACCTTGATCATTCATACCTGTATAAACTACATTACCACAAGATGTTTCCTGTGCTTGATTAAGGAACTCTTCTCTTTCAGATAATGTTCTGTTCTGTAACTGTGGAAGTGCAGTTGAATAGTTACCTGGACCAAAACCAACATACTCAAAAGTATGACCTGACGCTCTTACGATAGATGGTCTACGAAGTTCAATTGGTAATGGTTTAACCTTTCTAATTCTAGTATTTTTAAGATGACTATTAGTAATAGTTCCAAGTGAACCACGAATAACTGATACTTCATCACCACCCGAACCACTTAATGAGTTAGATGCAATACGCATTATCTCACTTCCAATTTGGATGTAAGAACCTAATGGGAATCTAGAAGTAATTGAAGTTGCATTTGTAGTTCCATCAGGTAGAGTTACCTTAAATGCTGAATCACCTGTGCCAACTGCTTCATTTAATACTAATGTTTCGTGGTCAAAGATATTATAACCTCTAACATCAAGGTTTTCTCCATCGCTACCAGAAATTGCTTCATTATCAGATAATCCATGCTTAAGAATGTATTTTGCATCAGTAAGTGCAGATGATGTAACAGCAGAGAATGTTGTTACTCCGACTACAGATGTTACTATGAAATCTCCAAGAGATAAGTCACTACTATTAGTAATTCTAAATTTATTACCAATTGCTAAACCGTGGTCAACAGGAGTTGTAAATGTAGTTGTGGTTGAAGATGTTGTTGCACTTCCAACAGCGACCCAAGGACCCATATCGTGTATCTGTTGCCCATCAAGTAATGTTTCACCAGCAGTCTTAGAAACAGTAATTTGTTTTGTGCTACCAATACTTGATATACGATGATAAGAATCAGTTCCAGTTGTAATACCAGTAACTTGAATATAATTACCAGTTACAGATGAAATACCAGCAGTTGCTATTGTAATGCTTGCACTTGGTGAACCACCAATACCACCTGTTGCTACAGATGAACTATCAAAGAATAAAGTTTCACCATTTGTATATCCAGAACCACCTTCTTTTACTGTAACCGCTGTGACTGAATTACCAGAAACTGTAACATCAGCAGTTGCACCATCCCAGACCGCAGATGCAGGAGCTGCATTTGAGTTGAATAATTTAACATTAAAGTATGTTCCGTTAGTATGTCCAGAACCACCTGTTAATGAAGAATGAAACTTAAGTGCACTAAGTCCGTGCTCTTCATCTAAATTGATAACAGCATTAGTGCTATTATTTGTTACAGATGTAATACCAATTGAACCATCAAAGTTCTTTAAGAACTTGTTAGTTGTTTCTCTAGTGATACTCTTCTTTAAGTCATTCGTAACAACATCACCAATTGGGAATCTCTTCGCATAAGATACTGCTTCAGATGGGTTTGCATCTACATTATCACGATCATATTCTGGGAATAAATTAACAATATTTTGATTATACTTATTCTCAACAAACTCATTAGATGGTTCATCCATCGCATTATTACCATTCAATACGAACAGATGATAAACACCATCTTGAACACCCTCTATGTAAGATGAAATAACTTCAGTTCTGTAAACAAAGAAGTTGCCTTTGTTATCATTTCGGTCAAATCTAGGTAATTCAGTTGATCGAGTTTGTGTTGAGTTAGTGAATGTCCCTGTAGTATGTGTAATTCCATTAGTATCAGTATTTGAGTATCTGAACTCTTTCTCATTAATTACATCATTAACTAAGAATGTTCCATTATATCCTTTGTCATCAAGACCTAATGAGTTTGTTGAACTCTTTACGTTTCTAACAATTACTTGATCACCTGCATTAACATTATGAGGTTTATCTGAACGGACTCTAACTAAATTATTTGTGCTATCAAAACTTGCCTGTGATATGAATCTAGTATTACGGTCAAATCCATAGTCATTAGCCGTGATACTTGTCTTAGTGAAATCAGAATTAGCTAAAACATTTGTAGAACTTGAGTCTTGAATAACAAATCCATCTGTTGGATCTTTACCATTGATAAGTTCTTTTGGAACAACATATCTTATCTTATAAATTTTCTCATCTAAACTACGGTCATCGTCCTTTCTTAGAATATATGTTAAGTCATCATCGGAAAGAGAACCAAGATTTGATTGAATTGTGTTTCCTGTCGCACTTGTATGAACAAACCACTGTCCAGCAGATGAATCAAATTGAATAGGATGTCCAGCATCATTTGGTTTCTTATCAGATACTCTACTAATAATACGGAACTTATCTGTTACACTTGCAACTGTCTTCACAAATACGGGAACTGCTAAGTCTGCGTTTGTTTTAGATGATGCAATTCGTATTTGTGTTGCACCTAATGCTGAGTCTTGAGTACTTGTTATTGCAAAGTAAACTCTATTTGGGTCAAGATTCTCAGGTAAGTCACCATTATTTGCAACAATTCTGATTGATTCACCGTTTGCTAATTCATGTCCTGCACCTATTGTGAATACTGATTGAACAGATGCACTTGCATCAGAATGAATTGCTTCGTAATTCTTCTCCCCTACATTTGATGTTCCAGTCGCACCATTAGGCATTACAATAGATGCTTGGAATGTGCTTCCACCCTTGTCGATGTATAGTTTATCATCAGACCTAGCACCAATACGGAAACCTTGTGCTATGTGTGATGGTGGTAATGTAAGTGTATTTTGTGCAAATAAGAATAACTTAGTTGTAGTGGTTTCTGATACGTCAATCTGTAAATACTCAATTTGCTTATCATCAGTAACAACAGAACGTGGATTTATAATTGAAGTTATAAAACCTTTATTATCTTTTGCAAATGGTTCTTTCTTAAATCCTTCAGCAACTAATGAGAATGAACCAAAGTTAGAGTTTGAGTTAGTGATAGATGCGTCAGCACCGTTTATCATCTCAAAGTGTGCGTGGAAACCAATCGCAAACACTGATACAACCTGAACAATCGCATCGTTTGATGCTTTGATGTGAGTTGTTCTAAATTCTTTCCTATAATTAGCTTCCTGATCTAAGTGGAATACTGTATTTGGGTTTGTTGATGATGATTCGGAAGATAGTAATGCACCTGTTTGTTTAGAGAAAGCGATACCACTATATCTTCTATTTGTTTTATCATACTTAACAAATGCTCTATCATCTTTTTGTAGTGAGATAGCTGTAAACTGGGCAGTCACCATTGACCTGAAACCAGTTGCCTTTGCACCATCAGCATGAAGACCCTGCATACCAAATACTGAACGCATTGATACGTTAAAGATATATGGTGATGCTCCTGATACTGTATCAGTTTCAACTAATACCTGACCATTTGCTGAACTTAAACCACCAGCAGAACCTGCTGGTAAATTTGGACGAACAAAGGGTAATGAATATTGGAATTTAGTTGAACTTATTACGTTTGATACTTTTGTTGAAATATTATAATCTGCTACGTTTATACCACGAATCTTAATTGGAGTGCCACCTGTAAGATTATGTGCTATCGAAGTTGTAACTGTAACAACTTGACCTGGTGTTGCTCCATCACCTGATTCAATGTTAGAAACAGAAAGTGGGTCAGTTGCAAACGCACCAACAATCTCAAACTCAGGTCTTTGTGGTGCAAAACCTAGTGGTGCTGCGGGATATTTCTGGTCTACCTCACGATTTGATGCTCTGTTAAAAGCATTACTTAATTTACTATAGTAGATATCTAAATCAGTTAAGTCACTAAACTGTTCATTCTTAGTTACACCATCAGCATACTCAAAACAAGTTAATTTATGGTGAGAGAATGTTGGTTTTGATTCATTATTAGAACTAAAATCTGAAGGGTCAGTATATACAAGTCCAGCATCATCACCATCAAAGAATGTAAACTGCCAGAAATAACAAGCACCAGTGATTCTAAGTATTGATGATTGTTTTACGTTAGAGTCTGTAGGATTTGGAACATATAATGGTCTTAATTTTGTCTTTCTTAAATCTAGTCCAACGATTGATGTTCCTCTTGGAACTATAACACCACCGTTAACACTATTAAATTTGTAAAGTATATTGTCTTCTTGTGTAAGGTCAAAGTTAGAATTGAGGGTGAGTGTTAAAGTATTTTGTGCTCCTGTTGCTGCTCCACTTGGACTAACTGCTTTTGCTACACCACCTTCATCTCTAATACCAAAACCAGGTCTATTATCAATAATATGATTACCTGGAAATAGTAGAACAGTTGTTCTCTCTACTAAATCATTATCATTTCCTCGCAAATAAGAGAACCTTGCAGCCTCTATCAATGCTCTCTGAAGTGTCTTGAAGGGTTTGGTTAATGAATTACCTTGATTTTCAATTCCATCGGTTGAATCAAGATCATTTGGATTAACATAAAGAATACGACCCTCAGTATTCTTTATGAAATTCTCTAACTTATTAAGAGGCATCTTTTTTATCTACTATAAAATTTGATGGCAAGACCATACAATACTAGGTCTATTTAGCTTAGCTGTCGTCCCATTAAATGATTATTTATCTTTTTGAGTGACCAAATCCTTGTATAATATTTGATCTGCTGGTAGTAATTGATCACATACCTTCAGCACTCTCATAAACTCGTCTGGTGTATCACATTTAATTATTCTTCTATCTCCTTGTTCACTAATCAGAGAAAATGTGCGAGAGCAAAAGTCTACTTCGACATTAAGAACGAAATCTTCCATGTTCCGTATATGAATAACCTATTATAGCATATCTATAACAATCGTCAATTAGGTTTTCATAATATAACATAAAGCAAAATATGGTGGTCTATTTTCATGTGCTTGACTACCACCATTATTACTCATAGAAAATACGTCAGCAGGATATCCACCTGCACCACCAAATCCGATACTTGTTGAACCACCACCTGGAAAATACTTTTTACCATCAAAACTTGTTGGGTGATTATGAGTTGGCATTTGATTTACTGTAAGAGTAACACTCTCTGCACCACCTGTATCATTGACATCATAATCACCATTACTTGGATGATGACCAACTACAAATCTACCTCGTAAATCAGGAGTGCTATTATTTCCATCACATAGCACAAAACCTGATGGTATTGCATTTGCAGCACCTGACCATATAATAATCATACCTGAGACAAATGCCTCTACTCCAGTTAATTGAGATCCATCACCACGAAATGATTGAGCAGTAACAATGCCAACAGCGGAAATACCAGCACCCACATGGATATCATTTCTAGCAGTGACTATTCCGATTGCGTCAACACTTGTTACATCTTCATATGATAATACACCACCAATCTCTACATTTCCTGTGAACGTTGCTGAAGTTCCTACTATACCTCCTGTGAAAGTTGCAGAAGTTCCTACTATACGATCATTAAAAGTTGTTATTCCAAGAACGTTTAATGTTTCTTTTATTTCAACATTATTATGAAATGTCGAGTCTCCATTACCTTTAATACTTAATCTAATTCCACCACCTATATCAAAATCTAATTTAGGACCAATAATACTCTCAGTATAGAGATCACCATATACATAAACATTACCGTTAAATTCAGTTCGATTATCAATGACATTAACATCAGAGTCATCAATACTTGGATATGCCATTAACCAAATCCTCCAAAGTTTGATAAAGCATTTGATAAATTACTTTCAATCGCATCTGTATCAATATTACCTGCTATGTCTGCTAATCCAGCAGTTTGCTCTTTTAATTGATCTGCAATATTATCAAACGCACCACCTGTAAACGCAGAGTTTAACTGATCTATACCAACCTTTTGACCACGAAAACATAAACCACCAAATGTTACATCTCTTGGTGCAAGATTACCACAGAGTGCATTTGTAGCTAATTCATTACAATCAAAGAATATTGAATTTGCCTTAAGAGTCATATTATCTCCAGTTTTTATAGTCATATTGTCATCTGAATCAATGGTGATATTGTTTCCTTTAATTTTTATCTTACCAGTTTTATCTGCTGTTATACAAACATCACCTTCTTTACCAACAATATTAATACAAGCACCCTCTCCTTCTTTTTTTGCACCACCAATTATTGAAATACACTCATCATTCAATATATTATATTGTCCACCCTCAGACATTATTAGACTACTTGTTAATCCCTGATCATTCTCTGCATATAAAGCATATGTTGTGGCACCATCATTTCCTAATTCAGGATTACCAGTATCAATCCTTAATTTACCAAAGGATTCATATTGTCTGCCTTGCCAATTTTGTAGGGTTTGATTGTCTGCCATTTAATTAAAATTTTGTAAATATTTAGTATCCATATCCACCTCCTCCACTGCTAGGTGGTGGTGAACTAGGAGGTGGTGTTGATGAACCTCCACTATCATCAGATGAACTAGAAGTTGATGGAGGTGTTGGAGTAGTGTCTTGATATGTAACATTTCCATCACCACCTGTTGTATCAACCATTGGTGTGGTTTCTGTTGTTGAGGAAGGAGTTGCAGGAGGTGTGTAAGTAGTTGAACCTTGAGACGCAACTGTTTGTATTTGCGTTGATCCAGTTGTGATAGATGCATTCCTACCTCTACTTTCAGCAGGAGTATCATAAATGATTGCGTGTGCTGAAGTTGTATGAGCCACACCAACCATCTTAACACCTCTAGTCGGATGAACATGGAAAGGTCCATAATATGGTTCGCCATTCACAAAACCAACAATACCATCACGAGGAGTAATACAATCAATATTTTGTTTAATTTCACCTTGATATGCAGGTCTTGGTGCAATCTGGGGTTTGATTAAAGCTCCTACTCCAGTATCAGATTCTATTTCTAAAACTGGTATTCCACTTACTGCTATAACATTCTGAGTTTGTGGATTTGGAGGTATTACATTTAGAATTCTACCTTGATCATCTAAGAATTTAGTATACTCATTACCCTCATTATCAGTGATTACATCCTCTTCTTTATAACCTGAACCAGGATTAACTACGACAACGTGATCCACTGTGAATGTTTCATCAATATTCTCTTCAATCACAGGGTAATTTTCGCCAGGTGATACAATGTAAATATCAGTCACTTGTTGATATGTTGGTGATTGTGGATCATAATCAATCACTGCTTTAGCAACTGCACCATATCCCCTATTACAAGTATCAGTCACCTCAACTAATGGAGGCACAGTATAACCATTACCAGGATTTGCTAATTGAACACCGATAAGACTTCCTGTTTGTTCAACAAATGCATCAGGAACTAACGCACCAATTATTGGTCTTGCATCGACACCACCACCATCTGCACCAAAAACATTAATCTTAACACCCTTACAATTAAGTGGTGGTCCTGTGTAGCACTCACCTAATGCACTACTAAAACCTTGTGTGCTTACATTTGGATTTAAGAAATCAAATGCTCCAATGTCTGCAGCAATACTTCCTAAAACACCTAGAGGTGCACCTGCTGCTTCTTGTATTTCTTGAGCAACATTTGCTACTTCCATAATAGTTTCAGCAGCAACACCCACTACATTTGACGCACCCTTTCCAATTTGCCAGAAGTTTGATTCAGTAGCAACTTTTTGTGGGGTAATACATTTGAGTGCTTCACTTATACCTAACAATCCTTCTGCTTGACTTCTTATATCGTCTAGTGGATTGAATCCACCTAATACTTTACTTGCTCCACTTAAAGCTGGTCCTAAACCACTTCCAAGACCACCAAGTATCTTGTTAAAGATTGCACCCGTCATTTGATCACCAATACACTCTGTAAATTCTTCCACATTATCTAACATTGGTGTCAATAGATCAGATATCGATCCAAATAGACTATCACTTACTGCTTGTGTGACACAAGGTAATTGTTCCTGTAAATTTTTTATTGCTGGAATCATCGCTGCTTGTGCAGCAGTCCCTGCTTTTTTAGCGATGCTGGTACTCTTTGTCGCTGCTAAAGTTGCTGTAAATACATTACTATAGATATCACCCAGATTACCATTAATTATTGGAGCCATTCTCTTAAATGATTTATTAGTCATCTGACTAACAAGACCCTTTGACACGGTACTTACTTTTTTTGTCAGGTCTGATTTTAATTTAAATTTCTGTTGGGGAGTTGCACTCTTAAAAGATGCGATAGTATTCTTCAGGTCATTTTTTATCTGTTCAGTCTCTGAAGATCCAGCAAATGAAACCATTTGACCAATCACAGGAGAAACACTAGCCTCTAAAGCACTTGTATCAAAGTTACTCAATCCTTCTGTTAAACCCGCACTCGCTGCTTCTATACCTGATGCAAAATCTACAGAATTTAAATTCTCTGTTAATGTTCCAGCAGCTGCAGGTGGTATCAATCCACCTAATCCAGATAGTAATGATGGTGCTTGATTTGCTACTGCTTCTGCTTTCTCATTAAGTGTTTTAATTAAATCCTCTGGAAGAACTCTGGGTGATTTTTGATTCTTCTTTCCAGACTGACCACCATCCTCATTTTTGTTTATAATTTTACCAGGTTTTACTTTACTAGTATATCCTGTAAAAGGTTCAAATGGATTTTTATATTTTCCTCCACCACCAAATCGAGCACCTGTTGCAGCAAAAAGACCTAATATAACTGGTAATTGTGCATCGTCACCATCAAGAAAAAATCCAAGAACAGTATCACCAGGTGATATACGCATTGATTTAGAACGACCACCTTTTCCTGAACCACCTTGAGCATTTAATAATACTTGAGCCCAAGGTAAATCTTCATTTGGCAATTCAGTTTCATCTGCTGGATGATAACCATAGATACGAACCTTAACTCTCGCACCCCACGCTTTACCGACTTGATTTATTTGATTTCCCTGTGCCTTTTCAGGTGCAACCTGACCGATCCACCAACGGAATCCATCTTTACCTAAGAAATTAGTTTTGAGTAAATTATTTTCTATCATTTTCTTCCGTATGTATCCCTCACTACTTTTAACTTTGTATAAGAACCTTTTCCATCAAAGAAGTGACATAATTCCTTTATCATATATAGACCACTAGATTCAGGATCAGGTTCTTTTCTTTTAGCCTTATCAATTCTTGGAAACTCGCATCTTATTACAGTTCCAGCAAAAAGTGCTGTATTAGATGGTATCAATATTTCTAATGTTTGTGTGAATAATTGGTTATATCTCATCATTGATTGTGCATGAATCCTTGCAGGATCAGCATTTCTTGTTGCTGGTGTATCCCAACCTTTATCATCTGCATCTCTTTCAATTGTACCAACATCTAACATAGCAGTAAATATTCGACTTGGCAATTCTCCAATGTCCTTTCCACTTTTATCAATCCTAAACAAATTTATGATTCTTTCACCAAGAGTCGTTATTTTGCTTACATAATCATTTTTCTTAAAAATTCGATTTGTATTTGGTTTAAATGATACTGGATTTATATAATATCTCTCACTAGCATAAGCACCTCTTTCTAATTTTCCTAATAAGTCTTGGTTTCTATCTAAGGTATATTCTAAAATCTTAAAGTCTTTCCTTGGATCTGCAATATTAATAATTGCTGGAGTATATGCAAAAGTTTCTGGATATGGTTCCTGACTCATTAGATTGTCAATTGACTTAAAGTTAAATCCATCTTGATTCTCAAAAAATAAAAATCCAGCACTTGAATCTTGCTTACCTACCTTTGACACTGATTTTGATGCTAGCCAAGTTATAATAGTAAATGGTTTTTTCATATTACCTATGAATCCATATTGATTTTGAGTTTCATCTATCTCCATTATCTTATTAGGTGATTTAAGATAATTTTTTATTATATCTTTAACAGAGTCAGAAATTTTTTGTGAAGATGGGAACTTCTTACCAACTCTAGAAGTTTGATTAGACAAAGCTTCTCTTGAGCAGAGATTTAATACAAATGACTCTGATTCGGGTGATATTAAGACATTTGTTATAGATGAAACGTAGAAATATCTCTCTTCATCATCTGAAAAATCTAGTCCAACATTATTCTTAGAATTAGCAGCTATCTTTATTATTACTCTCTCACCACCTCTTAAGGGTAAACCATTATAGATTGATTGAGGGATTCCTTTATCATCTTCAACTGTGTTTCCAGTATTAACAATAATCGCTCTTGCAGTAATATAAGGTGAAAAAATATTTTCAAAGTATGAAAATTCAATTACACCAGAGGCAATATCCACAGTTTTCCCATCAATCGACTCAACGATAAACTTTTCATATATTGACTTATCTATTGCTGCCATTAGATATTAAGTATAATAGATTGTATTTGATCCATAGTTTTATCATCTTTGTTCATCATAAACATTGATGATAGGTTACTACTATTTACCCCACCAGATGATATTGACTTAGAATTATTACCACCTTCACTCATATTATTAATTAAAATTGTTGTTGATGGTCTATCTGTTTGAATATTAGTTTCACTAAATTTTTTTAATCCATCAACATCTATCAAATCTAAACTACTAGATCCAAATCCATCAAACATATTTTCAGTTGACATCTCATTTGAGACACTCTTATTTTGATTTCCTTTTAATGATTCTAATAGTGTATTTCTATTTTCATCAGCTTTCGCTTTTAATATTTCCTTTTCCTTTGCAATACTTGAAGATATTTTATCAACATTTTCTTTTCCTGCAGATTCTTTCTCTCCTTTTTTTCCTAAGAAATTTTTCACAAATTTATTTAAGTTACTTAAAAATCCCTGCGATTCTCTTTCATCTCCATCATTTTCACTTGCACCTGTCATTCCATCAGGTTGTTGTCTAGTAAGATTATCACCACCTAAATTATTGGGAGTTGGGGTGATTAATTCGGTTTCATCCTCAACATTTTCATTATCATCATCACCAGGACTTAAATTCAAGTTTGCGTCTGTCGCAGTAAATTTTTCTAATTCTTGATTTTGTTTATTAGAATCTTTTTCTATATTATTTTCATCTTGTTTATTATTTTCATCACCTTTTTGATCTTGTTCAAGATTATCAAATTCAGTTAAGACAGGAACATTTTGACCTGCCTCCTTATCAACTGTTTTTGTAAATCTAACTCCTGCTAAAAATAATTCTTGATTAACTACTTGTAATGAATTCGCAGTTCTATCTAATTCTTGTTTTACTGTTCTGTCTTCCTCTTGAATATCTATCCCTCTTATTCTATCAATAACACCAAATATCCCCTCCTGAAATGATACAAGAAAATCAGCTATACCGTCTGTAAAAAATCTCAGCACTTGAAGTGTTTTACCAATTAATTTAAATAAGAACTCAAATTTTCTTAGTATATTTGGTAATTGTAAAGTAAAAAATCCTAACAATGATATTGCGAAGAAATCTAAAATTCTTCCTAAGAATCCTCTTGTGCTTCGAGCAACTAAACTTCCTGTTTGTTTTAATATACCACCAGAACTAGATGCCTCAAGTTCATCCTCTCTCTGTCTTCTTTTTACATTCTCTCTTCTTCTTGCAAAAAAATCACCGTCCTTTCTTATAAGTGTTCTTTTAAATTTATTGCTCTCTTCTGTTTGTGAAACTATATTAGCAGCTGATTTCTGAGACTTCTTTAATCCTTCGCCAAATGAAGTGACAGATGATTGAATAGTTTTAATACTCAATGATGATTTTAATGCAGATTGTCTTCTAGCTTCGATTGACATTAATTACTCCCCACATTATAAAATGATCTTGATACTCCAATAAACTGATTAGCGAAATCTGCTGATGGTATAATTGGAAGTTCAACCGCTTGTTTTTTTGATGTGCTTACGACTGAATTGTTAGAACCAGAGTTTGTTGGTGTATTTCCAACATTAACAACATTTGTTCTATCTGCCATATTAGATATGTTATTAGCAATGTTAGATCCATCTTTACTTACACCTATTATTGCATCACTTGCGGTAAAATTCGCAGTAACATTTGACGAATCTCCTGTGTTACTTACTTTTTGTGTCTTTTCTAGGTTGTCTTTTACACCTTCAATAGGTGTCCCACCATCTTCAATATCCTTATCTTGAATAGCAGCGTCAACTATTGCTTCAGTCGTTAACTCTGCAGCCGTTGGTATTGCAAAAAGTGCTGCTAATGATACTATACCACCTACTGTTGTAGTTGGTTCTGGTAATAAAATTAAACCAATTGAAGCAAGTATACTTGCAATCGCACCTGCACCTTGTTTGATTCCCTCTTTCTTTACATTTTCCTTAGTGGCTCTACCTTCCTCAATTAATTTTTGTTTCTCTTCATTAAACTCCTGTCTAGCAAATACAATATCTAATGAAGCAGCAACTCCATTAAGAAAATTAGTGCCGAATTTAAATGCTTTTCCTAATTGTGTTTTAGGAGTAGAAGCGGCAGGAAGTCCTAATAATTTACCAGCTTTTGGTGCTTGTGTGCCAAGTATACCACCACCTGTTCCTATAGCTACATCAGAAGCTGTTACATCACTTGTTCCCCCATCGTCTTCCCCTCCTGATCCACCTGGATCGGTCAATGCCTTAAATGCATTCACTACACCATTTTTAAGAGCTTTTTTAAATTTTGCTACTGCTCGTGCGATAAAAGCACCAAGGATAAGAAACGGTGCAGCTATAACACCTTTAGCTCCTAATATTAATGCCTTCGCTCCTATACCTAATGCTAATGCTTTTATTTTAGCAATAGCAAAACCTACACCTAAGAGTAGTGTTCCAGCAAATAATAATTGAGATAAAAATTTTCTCTTAAATTCTCCTAAAGCTTTTTGATTACCTTCTTGATTTAATTTTAAGAACTCAAATGTTTTCCCAGTTAACCAACCACCAGCAAGTATAAGTAAAAAGTTTGCTAATTTTGATAATATCCCCTGTGCTTTCTGTGCAACTTTTCTAACAGGAAATAATAATGCACCTTGTATCTTCTTTTCTAATTCACTCTCCTTTCCTTCTCTTAACCCTTGCTCTGCTAATTGCCTTTCCCTATTTTGTTTCGCTGCTTCTCTCTGTCTCTCTAAATTATCACTAACTGCTAAATTCTGTTGTATAGAACCAAGTGAGGTATTTAATTGTTGAACTTGACCAGAAATATTTGCTAATTGATTTGATACATTTGATAATGATAATGAATTTTGTGTCAATAGTTGAGTTGTTTGAGGATCTGGTTTTGCAGGAGCCATGGCACGACCAGTAAAGACACCAGAAGATACACTTCTTCTGATACCTCTTAATCCTCCCGCTATTGGAGAAGCTAGTCCTTGCTGTTCCTCATCCATTCCGTTCTTGCTGTGCCTTTAGATTTTCCTCTTCAACGTATTGTTGGAGTAGTGAAACATAAATTTCCCTCTCCCACGGTATCATATTCTCTAGTTCAGTTAAACTGTATTTATGGTGTTGCATTAAGGCAAAATTTAACTTATAGTATGACGCAAGGTCTTCATGTGCCATACTTATCCGAAAAAATTCTGTAAACCCTCTATTACAATATCACTTTCAACACCTGTATTTGGATTTTTAACCTTCACCTTATGTGATAATTTAGGCATTGTCTCAAAGAAATTTTCAACTTCCTTAAATTGCTTAGAATTTAATTGTTCGACAAAATCGTTGAGTTCTTTTTTTGTACATTCAGTAGATGACCAAGATTCTTCATCAGAATAAACTTGATCTATACAAGACGCTATCAGATCAAATGTATCATCTACTTTCATTTCTTCAACAGAACTAAAATTAGTTTTAATGAATTCATTCAGTGATGGATATCTCATTCTCATCGAAAACTCATCATCTAATTTAATATCAGTCGTATGTTTCTTATCCTTTTTGACCTTTATGCTATCAATGTTGATAGACGTAGGGACTTGTGTTTTTCCATCATCAGGACAAGTGACCATAACTTCAATCTGTTCACCTACAGATTTACCACGAATATTTAAGAAAAGATATTCAATATCAAAAGTAGATAATTTTTCTATTTTTATACCTCTGGTCAAAATACATTTCGCTAAAACATCTTTAACTGCATTAGCAATTTGTTGTGCATCTTGAGATTCCATCGCTAAGATTAAAATCTTTTCTTCCTTAACAAGGAATGGTCTAAATTTAATTTTACGATTGGATGAAGGTAAAGTCAACTCATAAGATGGAGTTGATATGGTTGGTAATGGCATAATAACTTAAGCACTTCAGTATCACTATTTAGTGGGTTTTTTCAGGTTTGTTTTATACTGATCTACCTTCAGAAACTATTTGCGATCTCGTCGATTCTCTTAGATATCCATCAGCATCACGGATAACATTAGTATTACTGTTTAGTATCTGTGTTCCAGATGTAGCAGCATTAAGTTTATTATTGAAGGTATAGATATTCGTATCACCCTTATCAGGATTATATCCACCACCTGAAGTATTATTCAAGTTAAATGCTTTACCTAATAATCTAGCGAGAGATGAAGATTCTCCACAAATATATCTGTCAAAACTAAAAGTGCATTGTGCTTTTAGAACCTGTGAATTATTATATGAAACTCTTAATGATGTAAGATTAATTGGAAACATACCAATAAATCGATATTCAATAAATTTATTATGATCTCTCTCAAACTTAACTACTCTTGTTTCATTCGATTTATATAATGATGGATAGTTCATTCTAAAATAATATGCATCACCTGATGGATCTTCTTCTGATCCAAAAGTTGTGTAATCCATCCAATGTTCAAGAAACTTCAGTGATTTATATTCGTTATCTACATAAAACTCAAAGTTTATTTGAGTAAAATTACGAGTGTGAGCAAATCTTTCAATGACACCTTGATAATCACCAGCAGTATTAATTGTCGCTAAAGCACTACCTGGTAGAACTGCATCACTACATAGTAATCCAACATCATCACCCACAAATCTATCATTAACACCTCTTCTTCGCAAATGTCTTCTCAGTCCACCATTTGGTAGAGCGAACTTAACAAGAAATTGGGATGTCTGTGCTACATTCTGTATTTTAGGAAGTATATCCGATATTTGTCTTGGTCTTGGTGCTGGCACTCTAAATAAAATTACATATCATACCTATTTAGATGTCTTACAAGGGAAAATACTATCCCTCCTATCCTCGAAAGTATAAAGGTGATCCTACAAATATCATTTATAGATCACTGTGGGAAAGAAAGTTTATGGTTTATTGTGATAAGAATGACAATATATTAGAGTGGGCAAGTGAAGAAATTGCAATACCTTATCGTTCACCCGTTGATAATCGGGTGCATCGTTACTTTCCAGACTTTTATATGAAAGTGAAAGAAAGAGGTGGTAAAATCAAAAGATATGTAATTGAAGTAAAACCAGCAAAGCAAACAAAACCACCAGTGAAACCAAAGAGACAGACAAAAGGTTATATTCGTGAAGCATATGAATATGCAAAGAACCAAGCGAAATGGAAAATGGCACGGGAGTTCTGTGCTGACCGTCAGTGGGAGTTCAAGGTTGTTACAGAAAAAGAGTTAGGAATATGAGTCGCATCGACCCAATAATGAAAAATCTCATCGGAACAGAAAACCCTGATGATTTAGCACAGGAAATTCTTGGTGTGTTAACTGAAGGGAGTAATGTACCAGAGGAAGGAAACTACTATGTATTTGTATACAGACCGAAAACTCCAAACATCAGATATGATGCACACCCTCTTGTTGCAGTTACTGATGTTTTTCAGTGGGGGTTCAAGGGAATAAATTTTCACTGGGGTGAAATGAGGCAATATACATTTCCAGAAGTGGTGGGGGGATTATATAAAGTTGATGAAATGGAACTTAGAGATTTAAGAACAATTCCATTTGGTAGAATACGTCTAAATAGTTGATAATGGAAAAATAATAATAATAAATGTCTTTATCAGACTCAAAATTAAAAGCCGCATATCTGAGTTCAGGAGCTGCAAATCCAAAACAGTTTCTGGGTAATTACAAACCAGATTCTACAGGGACGAGTGCAGGTAATAATCAAAATGACTCAACAAAAACAACTGTAAATAATTATAAGAAAAATCCAAAATTTAGGGGTGAAGGTGGTGTTTCTAGTGATGCATCAGGTGCATTCTATCTATCATATCCAATTGCAAGAACACCATCAGAATCGACTGGAGATACTTTACTAATAAAATGTATTGAATATCAACCACCAGAAAGTGGTTTGGGACTCACTGCAAATGTTTCAAATTTAATGGGAGAGAGAGTTATTAAAGGTGAAACAAAAAACGTAGTAATAGGAATGGAAGAGAGAAAAAATGAATTTATGAATGATGGAAAGAAAAATCCATATTTTAATAAGGTTCCAAAAGTAGATGTTGATTTCACCAGTGGTCATCAAAGGATGACAGAAAAACAAAAAATAAAATTCTACATTGAATTACCTGCACCACAAGAAATAAATGATTCTCAAAGTGTAACTTGGGGGGAAGATACTATAAATGCACTTGAACTTGCAGGTTTAGCTGTTGCTGAAGAAGTAATGACTGGAGGTGGAGGAGTTGATCAAGCACAACAAGCACTTTCATTGTTTAGACAAAATGCAGACTTCGGTAATTTACCAGGAGACATTTCAAGAATTGTAAGAGCATCAATATCAGGTGCAGCTATTGGAGCGTTAGGTTCTAATGTATCTCAAAGAAGTATAATTGGAAGGTCAACTGGTCAAATTCTAAACTCAAATACAGAATTACTATTTCAAGGAGTAAATTTACGTTCATTCCCATTTAATGTTACTTTTACTCCAAGAGATCCAGCAGAGATGAAAGTAGTAAAACAAATTATTAGAAATCTAAAACAAGCAATGTCTCCACAAGCAGGTGATTTTAATGGTTCATCAGCAACTGGAATGTTTCTAAAAGCACCTCACGTTTTTTCTTTACGATATATGCATCATAAAGATGGCAAAAAAGTAGATCATCCTTTCTTAAATAGTTTTAAGATATGTGCGTTAACAGGACTATCAGTTAATTATACTAACGCAGGAACATACGCAACATATTCAGATGGAACACCTGTAGCGATGAGATTAAGTATGACCTTTAAAGAAATCAATCCAATTTATAATGAAGATTATGCAACAAAAGAAGGCAGTGTAGGAGTTGGATACTAATGGGATATTTTAGAGAGTTACCAAACATATTATATCAATCTCCTCTTGGACATAAAAACTCCTCGTTTGACTATATCGAAATAAAGAATATTTTTCGTAGAGCTAAACTATCAGATTTTTTAGGTGAAAGCGTTACATTATTCAATAAGTATATTATTAAAGATGGTGATAGACCTGATACGATAGCTGATGATCTTTATAACGATACTACACTAGATTATATTGTTATTCTGGTTGCAGGAATTACTAATATACAACACGAATGGCCACTACAGGATTTTCAGATGTATGAATATGCTTTACAAAAGTATGGTAGTGAAGAGAAAATGAATGAGATACATCATTATGAAACTCTTGAAATATTAGATAGTCAAAATCGTCAAATACTCGCATCAGGTCTCAAAGTTGATGTAAATTTCAAGATTGATGGTTCATCAATTAAGTTCCCTCCCAATCGTTATACTTTAGTTTCTGGAGATGGTAATCGACAATTAGATGATAAGTCAGAATTTAGTGTTACTGTCGATAAGATTGCTACACCTGTCACTAATTTTGAGTTTGAGGTAATAAAAAATGAGGAGAAAAGAGAGATAGATGTATTACAAGGAGAGTTTGTTCAGCAATTTATAAATGATTTAAGGGATGTTGTAAAATACGATAAGAGAACTTCATCTGCTTTATCAGGTGAATTATCATCGACTGAGAATACAAATATAATTCCATAAAAAAAGGGGGTCGTTTGACCCCCGTATAATTATTCTTCCGCTAGTTTTTGGAAGTATGATAATGCATCGTCTTCATCTTCATTCACTGAGGATGGAGTTGTTGATACAGCAGCAGTTACTAACTCTTCTGCTGAACCACGGTCATTATCTTCATCAGCGACTTCATATGATGGAGTTGCTGTTTTCTTGTTGCCAAGAACATAATCTAAACGAGTCTTTAACTCTTCATAAGTCTTGAACTGGTCGTTTGCAACTAACTCAGCAAGAGAGAATTGCTTCTTCCATAGTGACTCAAGAGCATCATCATCGTCAAGAAGTGGACTCACTGCAGCGAACTCAGAACTATCATAGTTACGATAACCCGCAACGTTCTTTGCTTTTAACTTAAAGTTAGCACCTTGCCAGAAATCGAATGGATCGATTGCTTCCTCATCCTCAAACTCAGGTTGCATTGCTGCAGTTAGTTTGTCAAAGATTTTCTTTCCATACTTGTATAAGAATACTTTGCCTTCGTTCTCAGGATTTGCAGGGTCTTTAACCACATATACGTTTGATACATATGTCAACTTACGCTTCTGCTTTCTTGCAGTTTCTTTTCCTTGGTCAGTGCCATTATTCCAGAGTAAAGAGTTATACTCAGAAACAGGGTCTTTCTGTCCTAGTGTGGTAAGAGAGTTCTCTATATACCATCCACCAGGTCCTTGGAATGCGTGTGAATATAGTTTTACAAAAGGTAGGTCTTCGTTTTCTGGTGCGGGTAAGAAACGAATTACGGCATAACCGTTACCACCTTTATCTACATCTAATTTCCATATGCGGTCATCTGCGTTACCGCCTGTGTTGTTCATCTTCTCAACTTCTTTAACAAGTTTTGCAGTTAAAGAGCCAAGTTTAGACTGTTTTTTTAGGTCTTTAAAAGACATTTGGATACCTCGGATAAATTGGATACGTTGGATAGTTGGATTATAACAGAAATTATCTTAAGCGTCAAGCTGTGTTTTGAGATTGTCAATAGTATTTGACATACCAGAGAATAATAATGTCATATCAGTTCCTTCTGGAAAACCAAGAAGTTGCACTGATTTTTCAAGATGTTCCTTTAATTCCACTGCCTCTGGGTCTTTCGACAAACTAATGCGTGTATACATTAATTTTTGCTTCTCTAATAATTCTGAAAGTTGTTCAATATGAACAAGTTTATCTTCTCGATTCATCGTGCCAAACTTGAAGGCATTACTGTATACTTTAGCTTGTAAGCCTTGTATCTCCTCTAATGACTCTCTGACTAATTCTGAATCAAAAAATTCACTCATGAATAATTTCCCTTAAGATTTTTTTAAATTGGAACACATTAATATTTAGGAAAGGTTTATACTTCTTAATTTTGAGACTAACGGTTTCCCATACAGGGTCTTTTAATTTTTTATCAAACTTTTCCGAAAATGCAAATATAATATCAAATATAACAAACGTCTCTAATGTAATATCTCCACCCAAAAATCTTTTTAATATAATTGGATGCCCTTTCTTACATTCTAATATCTTATCTAAACTTTGATTATCAAGCAAGTTATTTGATTGCTCCTTAAAAAGGTAAGACATACTCTGTTGTCTTCTCATCCAATCTGAATATGTTCTTTCACCTGAGTTTATAATCTCACCAATCCACAAGTTCTTAGGATTGTCTGATGTCACGAAATTTGCAAGTAAAAAATTAACAATTTCATCATCAGAATATTTTCTAGATGTTTTCTCAAACCAATACTTATCTTTCCTCTTATTAAATGAGGTTACAGTTGCACTGGATTTTCCACCATATCTAAAAAAATCATACTTACGATTCGTAAAATGATTCTTCATTGATAGATATGACTGGTACGTTTCAAATGGTGTCACTTTCATCAACTTCTTCCATATTACCAAGTTCTTCAATTGCATCAACAGGGATTTCAACTTGCCCTATGCGATACCAGTGTTGATCAATACCAATACTGTCAGGTCTCACTCCAAGATATTCTAAATCTCGAAACGTATGTTCACGCAACATCGCTTGTAAACGATAATGCATTAATTCAGATTGTTTAGGCATTATAAAGGCAATTTTGCTCTTGATGTAGGTTTCATAAAATTAAGTCTCGTTGCATCCCACTTAAGTCTTTCCTTTAATGGTTTTGAGATTAACTTCGATACTGATTCTACCTCAATATTGTTAGTTTCGCAATAGTAGCAAATGGCATCGATATAATTGAAATCTTCTTCTGATGCAACAATCTTTTCGATTTCCATTGCAAATTTAGAAGGTGTCAAGAATTTGTTCTCGATTGCCTGTTCTAGCTCTTTACTTGGTTCCATAGAATTCCAATTTATCTTGAACAAATTTGTTAATGTATTCTCCGAGGAGTTTGATATACTTTGCTTTGTTGTATTCTTCATAGACGACGCACTCTCCATTTTCGCATGACATGATAATCACTAATTTTTTAACAGACAATCCTGTTAATTCATATAACATACAACCGTATGCCATACACTGGACAAAATAGTGTTCAATCCAGTCTTTTGGTTTTGGTTTTTTAGAAGTCTTAAAGTCAATTATTGCTAGTTCATTGTTATATTCAGCGATACAATCGACTGTTCCAGCAATACCTAATTGTTTACTGTAGAGAGCACCCTCTAAAGCGTAAATATTATTTATGTTATTGATTTTTCCTTTAGCGACCTTAAACAGAAAACTCGATATCGGAGGAACCTTTGGTAACTCCTTATCATTATATAGATGATGTTCTGTAAGGGTGTGAAAGTCAGTTCCACGGGTGGTTGCTGCTTTCGTCACACGGTCTGCTTCTTCGTTACCAACTCTCTTTCTCCAATCCAGAAATATCTGTTTATTGAAGTGACTAGTTACAGATGTGATTGAAACTAATTTTATTAATTCATCCTCATCAGGAACAGAATAATAGCGAACACCATCAATCGTTTCTCTTGATAACTTAGGAAGATCAATATCTACATGATTAAACATTAAAGACCAACTTCTAATTTTGAAATAATATATTCTTTGACAAGTCCTGAACGAACTATATCATCAATGCCAAACTCTATTATATCAAAAGATGGCATTTTACGCAAGATGTTAAGAAAATCGTGTATTCCATTCCTGTCATTTGTTTTGACTAAATCTGTCTGACTTGCATCGCCACAAAAAACAATCCTGCTATTTTCACCAACACGAGTGATAATACTATCTAATTCGTGAAAGTTCAGATTCTGAAATTCATCTACTATAATGATTGCATTATCTAATGTAGTACCACGAATAAAAGATGTGCTCCAGAATTTAATACTACCTTGTGCTTTCAGATTACCATATAACATCTCAAAATCAGCATCAGATGGCATCTGAAACATATATTTGACCATATTTTTGTATGGTATCTGGTAAATATCTGCTTTGTCTTCGTGATCACCTGGTAGAAAACCAATCTCACGAGTTGACACTAATGAACGAACTAAGTAAATCCTTTCATATGGTGTGGTTTCATCAAGTATATCTGAAAGAGCATTATATAAAGTGATAAATGTTTTTCCAGTTCCTGCTGTTCCATATGCAACAAGTTGCTTTCCTTCAGAGTATGAATCAAAAAGTTTCTTCTGATTGTCAGTAATTGGTTCAATATCAATCAGATATGTATTACTAATCGGTTTTTTCCTCTTCATCTGTTTAGAGGTATATCCAATACCAATTGGTTGTTCACCATTGGTTTTCTTTTTTCTAGGCATTTTCCTAAAGTGTGTTTATGGTCTTATTCCTTGGATTTGCTTTTTTCGCTTTTTTCAGAATATCATTCCAACCAGGTGCTTTTTTTCTTAACTTATCTTGCCACTCACCGACTTCTCCTACACCTGGCATAGTTGAGGGATCAGAATAATCTCTTAACCAATCAGGATTGTCTTCTTTCCATTTATCCCATTCTGTGATGCTCATCACAACTTCTTTTTGTTCACCAGTTTTTGTGTTTACTACAGGGTAAGTTGCCATATCAATATAAAGTTATGTAAATGTATTTATGTCCCTGTCCCAAGGGTTGATCAAGAGTGATACTCTATTTCCCTCAAAAGACTGAACAGTATGTAATTTGCCTGGTGAAAAAATCACCATTCTATCGGTTCTTGGAGTTATTATATCATCTTCTATTAGTAATTGTCCACCCTTTAGATTTTCAACTACAAGGTAATATACAATTGAGCATAGAGGAAAACTGAAAACATTGTCCTTGCTCAATCTTTCATCTTTATCATAATGCCAATCAACAGGTTTAGTATTATTTTGTGTCCAAAATTCGTAACCTATACAAGATGTCAAATCAAGATATTGATTTGCAACATTTATAAATTGTGTGCAAAAATTGTCAAAGTGATGTTGGTCATTAAGATTATACCAAGTCTCCTCAATATTCCCATCCTTTAATATGTCTAGTGCATCTTTTTGGAAATCAGATTCACCAATTACATCATCAAGAATTATGACCACTCCATAGCCTCTGCTACAGTCGGAAACTGTTTGATAAAGATATCTTTGCAAGCATTTGCAATATCCATATGCTCTTTTTGTGTTCCATGACCAGAGCGAAGTTCAATATAGTGTATCCAAGAACGAACAGTTCCAGACATATAAAGACGAGTAGGTGTTGCCAATGGTAATACAAATCTAGCACACTCTTTTGCTACACCTAAATCTAACATTTTCTTATATAAGTCCATACCATCTTTAAAGTATTTCTGCATTCTAATTTCCAAATCTTGAACAAGCATTGGGTCTAAATCATCAGTAGAGTTTTGACGATTTTTCTCATCTTGCTTACGAAGTTTTGGTAATGGAATATTATCACCCAATAAACTACTATCAGCATATCTTTGAGAGAACTCTTGATATGTAAAAGAACGATGTCTCAATATTTGTGCAGCAAGACCTCTTGTTGTATTAATTTCAATGGTCATAAATGCTTGCTCAAAAATTGACCAATGTTGATGTTTTATACAGTATCTTAACAGACCTGCATACTTGTCATTCTCTTGATTGTTTGGATTACTCACACGAGCACAATATGCCATATGTTTTTCCGCATCAGGAGAGACACTTATTAGTTTTACGTTCATACAAAATAATCCTCTAATGTGTTTTTTTCTTCAATTTGGTTTCCCCAAGCATCCCAACCCTTAAATTTATGTCTAGCGAATAATTCAATTCTTGGTAAATCACCACTACTGTTAACAATCATCTCTCTAACTTGATGAGGTTTCTCACTATGTCTACTTGAGTTAACTGCTTGAAACATATTTTTAGTGGTTTTGTTTGTACATTTCATTTTACCTTTTACACCAAAAATTATATGTTCAGTGCAACCTCTAAAATAATATCCCATACCCATTTCTGGTTTTCCATTTGCGTAGGTTTTGACCCAAGTTATTGTAATCAAATCCCCATTCTTTACAAATTTCTAAACCCTCTGCAATAAAAGGATTTGTAACCCACAAATAGAGATGTGCTTGTTCTGCTAACAAATCACGAACAGGTAATTTACAAATGTCATCATTAGTCATTGTATCATATCCAACCTGTCCATTACCCCAACTTTCATTATATTGCCAAGGTGGATCAGCATAGATGATATTATATTTTTTATCAGGAAATGGTATAATACTCACTTAAATCCTTTAGATGTTTGTTCTTCAATTCTTGCTAATTCATTTTTAGCAATCTTTAATTGTTCTTTGATCAAATTTAATTTATCATCATCAAAAAGTTCTCTTTTCTTTAGAAGTCTTTCTAATAATTTAACTAATCTCTTTGCTCTAGTCTGGGTAGCCATCGTCATCATCGTGAAGTTCATCATAATCACTTACTTGCTTAAAAGCAGGTGAATTTTTATAAGCATCAACATCTGAATAGATTTCTGCTTTTATAGCATCTACCGATAATTCTAGTTGACGAACTAATAGTTTGAGTTTTTCTTTGTCCATAAAACTATTCTTTCATCTAATTATAACATAAAAAAAGAGGGGTAGCAACCCCTCTCTTTGTTAACTGCAAGGTGATGCCTTGCTTCTAACTTTAAGACCACGATACATTAAATCGTGTCTGTTACGCTGTGTTGCGTCTGCAACAACTTTTGCGTTGTACTCTTCAGTGTCATACTCGACACCACGATAAGTGACTTTTGCCATTGGCTTTCTCCAAAGTAGTAGGGTGGAAACCCGTTCCTTCAGTCGGCTTTTGCGTCATCGTATCCGTAACATCCTTCTAATATAACTTCCAAAATTTCTACCTTTGTTTCCGCAGGTATAGTTTCGCTTATAATAACACCCTCTGCAATCCAGTTGGCATCAGCACAAGTAAAAGTAGTAGCTAGTAGAATTGGTAACACGATGATGAACGATCCGTTCCGAGTCGGCTTACTTGCGACCTCTTATGAGGTTGAACGTATGTTAGAATACTAACACATGTATAGTATATAGTCAAGTAATATTGTAACAACTGTTACAAAAACCCTACAGATCAAATTTTTGGCGGGATTTTTTTTCGACTATTTTTACAACTACTTACGCTTTTTCTTTTTGGGTCCTTGTGTTGATTGATATCCCCATAGGTTTGGTTTGATATTACCGTAACCATAATCAATAGACTTCAATCCACTCTTGAACTTATCATAATACATATCAAACACATCTACTCTTGAACCTCTTGTTAAGTCTTGACGTTCCTTACCCGCAAATTCATATGTTACAATCATTGCATCTGTTGGTGCCTCTGTTGTCTTAATATCTTCTTTGCATCCACTTTCAATTAACAATTCAGTTCCATATATTTCTTTCGAGGTATCCTTCTCTTTCTTGCTCCATATAACAGTTGGTTCTTCTTTGTTCTCAACAGTTTCGGGTGATGCTGTTTGACCTAATGGTTTACTCATGTTCTATCACCCCATACTATTTCTGGATATGCTGCAGATACTATTTCTTTACTTATTTTATACTTATCTTCTAATTTTTTATCCTTTACTAAAATAAGTATCTCTGCTTCAAGTGGATGTAATCCTTCAAGAATATTAATGAACATAGTCTCTCTACGTAGACTACTTAATCCACTATTACCACCCTTACAAAAATTATAAAACTTTGTATATTCTTTACGAATAGATGCTTTACCTTGGTCTTGTGAACCTAAAGATGCTGAACCCATCTCACCCATCTTTCCAACTGCATCATTAATCTTATCAGATAATGTTCCAGTCATACTATTATCTTCTCTTGTATTGCCATAAGGAACCTCACCTGCTGGTAATAAAGAAATTATACTACTATCAAAATTCCATACAAATATGGTTGTAAGTGATGGATGCTTGTATCTTTGTAGCACCTCTATTTTTTTTGCTTTACTTCGTTGTTTAGAAGCAGCATCTAAAACTTCATATGCAAATGGTATATTAGGCAATACAGGTATTGCTGTTGTAGATGCTTTTGTTTTAACTGTTGTTGTCCTAGGTTTACTAGTCTTCTTCTTCGTCGTTGTCATAATTGTTTTCAAATCGGAATGCTACAATATCATCGGGAACTAAATTCCCATTTTGATCAAACATTTCAGGATGTACTTTCGGCATCTCCTGATAGTTCATCATATAATCTCTGGCGACCCATCCACCTATTACTCCTACGATAAGGAAACCAATAAGAAGAAAAGAACCAAATACCAAAGTTACGGCTAACATAATGCTCCCTGTTATTTTTGTATATCAATAAAAAAATCAAAGTGGATAGTTATCTTTTTTGTGAAAAATGAAATAACTTTATCCAACCCAATACGAAATGATTTAGGTCTCTTTTTTTTACCTCCAGAGAGTATTAACTCAAAACCACGATCAATGTGGTAGGTCGATTTATTTATATCGTCACTAGACGATTTTATTTTCTTTGAGGTATTCGATTGTGTCAACACATCCCCCTAATTTTTTACCATCGACTGAGACTTGTGGAAAGGTAGAACCATTTCCAAACTCTTCATAGAAAGAGTTTTTGTCAAAGTGCTCATCTAAATTATACACCACGTAACTTAGTTTTGTCAAGTCTAAAACTTCTTTAATTTTTTCGCAATATGGACATCCATCCTTGGAATAGACCGTAAAGTTCATATTATCCTTAAATAATGATTTATAATCTTAATGATTTCTTATTATATCACTTTGTAATGATTTGTCTATATTATTTTTATTACCACTCAAATGCAATATAATCCCAAGTGGACATTGCAAAAATCTAATATATAAGTTATTATATATTATAATATCATACTTGTCAATGAAAATAGGAGTCATAGGTGGTGGAACTGCTGGTTGGATTTCAGCGATTATTATTAAAACCAAATATCCAGAATGTGATATCACCTTAATTGAAGATGAATTAAAAGGAACTATTGGTGTAGGAGAGAGCACAACAGTTGCATTTACAGAATTTTTAAAGCAATGTATTCCTAATTGGACTACTTTCTTTAATGAAACATCAAGTATGCCTAAACTCACCAAGAGATTTTTAAATTGGGATGGAGTTGGTTCAGATTTTTATTGTCCTATAGATGGGTCAATGACTCAAACAGAAGAAATAGATCATTTTACTTATCTCCTTCTAAAAGAAAATAAAGATCCATCTCTATCATCATTATCTCGAAATTTTAATAAAAATAAGTTATTAGATATTGGATTAGATGGAAATATTTTTCTTCCATTACCAGCCCTTCACTTAGAAGTTTTAAAAACCTCTGTATTTTTGAGGAATAAAGGTCGTGAGAAAGGAATTAAACATATAGATGCGAAGATAACAGATGTGAAAAAAGAAGATAAAACAAATAATGTTCAAAGTGTTTTGTATAAAGACAATATAGATAAGGAAGAGGGTGAATTACAAGCAGATTTTTGGATAGATGCTAGTGGTTTTCATCGTATTCTCTCACAAGATGTTCCGTTTATCTCATTCTCTAAGTATCTACCAGTTAATAAATCAATATCTACAGTGATAATAAGAAGTGGTGATTATCATTCCACTACAACATCAACAGCAGCATCAAGTGGTTGGATATGGGATATACCTACTTTAAATAAAAGAGGTGTAGGTTATGTTTATTGTGATAAGTATCAATCAAAAGAAGAAGCACAATTAGAATTAGAAAAATATATTGGTTACAGAGTATCAGAATATCGTCATCATAAATTTGAAAGTGGAATGCTTGAGAATACATGGAATAAAAATGTATTGAGTGTGGGTTTATGTGGATCTTTTCTTGAACCCTTACAAGCAACAAGTATTCATACAACAGTTACACAAATAAGCATTTTTGCAAGTCAATGTTTAAGATCCACATACGAAGAAATGAATAAACCAATGACTCGTAAAATCTTCAACAAATACATAAGTGATATGATAATTGATTTTCGTAACCTTGTAAATTTGAGTTACTCAGGGAAAGGTTTAGGAACTGATTTTTGGAAAGATATTACAATAACTGATGAAGGAAAAGAAATAATACAATTGTGTAAAGAGAGGTTGATTACAAAATTTGACTTTAAAAACTATGAGGGTGCTGCTGGTCTTGGAATTTGGATGACAATACTATCTGGTTTGAATCATATACCAATGGAAGTGATCGAAGAGTATGAAAGAATTGAACCAAATTGGTATGAATATGCAAAGAAAGAATTTAATCAAGTGCAGCATAAATTTTCAAAAATTATCCCAGACAGAATGACTAATAATGATTTTGGGTCTATGATTAATTAGGTTTTGTTGGCCAAGGAACTACATCAATATCGAGTAATGTTGTTCCTACCACAACTGAGGGAACATGTGTTTTAGTAATATCTCTAAGTGCTTGACGATATGTTTGCCACTCTGCTTTCTTTGAATCTGAAAGAGGACTATCAACTCCCTGTGTCCAATCACATTCTTGAAGTCTCGCATTTCGATGTCTTCTTAATTCTCTCATGAGAGGAGTTCCAATTAAATTATCTAAATTAGAAAGTAAAGTATTCATTTCAGACTCTGTAGGTTTTTCAACCTTTGAATCTAACCATTTTAGACCAGAATACTCATTTCCATCCATCGCAAATTGGCAATGAGAAAAATGATACTTAAGTACGTCGTGATATGTATTTTCCATAAGTTTTAAGCTACGTATTCATATGTATGAAGGACAATCCCTGTACCAGTGTTACCTTCATTATAAGAACATTGACCTCCTCCATTTCTTGTCACCAACTGCACAGCATGATTTCCAGCTGACATGGCACCAGTTAATCCACTTGCACTTGCATTCATATTCTGACCAGAAGAATGTTCAATAATTTTTTCACTATAGAATGTGCTACCGATTCTTAGACCCATCATTTGCCAAGAAGTAGGTGAAGTATCTGCATTCATATCTGCATCAAAATGCATAGCGATTAAATTTCCAGACTCAACTGTAAAATCATGAGAATGCACTACCTGATATGAATTACTACTATTTGTAAATTTAGAGTTTCTATATGTTACTTTAGTTTGTATACAACCTCCAGTAGGTTTCAATGCATGTTTTCCATCACTCCTTAAAATTCCACCAGATGTATTTGTAAATCTTAATTTTTCAGCAATGGTAAGTTGATTATTATGATCACAAAATAATGTTACTTTATCTGTATTATTTGCAGCATAAATTTCTTGATCACCACCACTTCTAATTCTAAATGTAGCTGCCCCTCCAACAGTTTTTACTTCAACTACACCACCTGCTGTGATGCGAAGTCTTTCATTATTACCTGTAAAAAATTCATGAGTGGAATTAGCAATATCCTGACGATAGAAATCACCACTATCTGCTTCTAATATTACATCATTATTTCCAGAACGATAAAACAATCTACGATTTGCACCACTCGCTAATTTAAGCACTCCATTTTTAATATCAACATCACCACCAGATTCAATGCGAAGTCTCTCATCTCCATTTGTTCTAAATCGCATATAGTTATCATTATGTTTATATTCAATAGCACCTGAAAGTTCACCAGTGCCACTTGTGGCATCACTAAAGAATATAG